ACTTAAATGCAATGAAAGTTATTATTGATATTGCCAGTTCGCGGGGTGCTTTTAAACCAAACGAAATGACAGCAGTTGGACAAACTTATACAAAATTAACAGCATTTTTAGACCAAGTGGCTAAACAAGCTGAAGGACAAAAATAAAATGGCAGAACTTAAACACGTAGGTAGAGTAAAATCGTCTAACAAAAAGTGCGTTGTTGCATATCGGACACTGCCCGGTGATGCATACAATTGCTTGATTGTGCCGACAGAAAATCTACCAGATAGCTATCACGATGCTATTATTAATCTAGTGGAAAGCACTACTGGACAAGATGCTCATGAATTTGCAGATGCATTGGCAAGAGGTAATTTTCCGGATGGTAGTATTATGTTATCAGCATTGCATACTCAAGGTAGATTAGTTAAGATTTCAACAGATCAAGTTGAGATGCAACCAACAACATCTGTATCAATTTTGTTATCAGAACTCAATCAAGTTATCGCAGAACAGCGCGGTGTGGCAATTGATGACTTGTCTGTTAAATCAAATATCCCTGATGCTAAACAAGCTGAAACACCTGATACTAAAAAAACTGAAAGTGATGTTACAAGAACAACATCTGCATCAGTTAATGAAGTTGAAGCAGTTAATGCCAACTTGACTACAGAAGAGCAGGCCAAAGAGTATCGTAGCAAAGCAGATCGATTGGCTAAGGATGCCGCAAATTTCCGTAGACTTGCCGAAGAATTGGTGCCAACCAAAAAACAAAAATGATGTCCAAGGGAAAAATCTTTCCCAAAGAAATCATCGAACATTGGCCTGAAGTATTTGGAGAGGTAAAACTCAACGTGTTACCTCTTGGGTATTTGCATTCAGTTTTGGTTAATTTTAAAGATGGTAAGACGTGGGAAATCAAAGTAACTACACTTACTCGTAATGAGGGATGGTCCACTTTTGAATCCAGTCTTCGCGAGCTTGTGAAAACTTACGAAGATTCGATTGATAATATTGATTTTAAACTTGATACCGAACGTGTTAAAAAAGACATTGTAAAATCAACTCAAAAATTTTTAAAGAAAAAGAAGTTATAAATAATGAATGTTCGGCTATTATCCTATTCACAACCAACAGAGGAATTTAGAGATTTGGGTCTTGCAGATGCGCAGGAACTCATTGCGTACTGCGCCCGTGTCAGCAATCCCTCCAATCAGCTCAACACAGACACATCCGAAAAACTCATCAGATATTTGGTCAAGCACCAACACTGGAGCCCACTCGAAATGGTCTCCGCTTGTATCGAAATCACCACCACCCGAGATATTGCCCGGCAAATCTTGCGACACAGAAGTTTCAGTTTCCAAGAGTTCAGTCAGCGATATGCTGACCCTACTAAAGACCTGTCGTTTGTTACAAGAGAAGCTAGACTGCAAGACGATAAAAATAGACAGAACAGCGTCGAAGTTGATGATCAACTGCTACAAAATGAATGGTACAGAGCTCAACAGCGAGTCATCTATGCTGCCAAACGAGAATACGAATGGGCTATTAAAAATGGCATAGCAAAAGAACAAGCTCGTGCTGTGTTACCAGAAGGACTTATAGAAAGTCGATTATATATGAACGGTACACTACGTAGCTGGATTCATTTTATTGAATTACGCAGTGCCAACGGTACTCAAAAAGAGCATCAAGAAGTTGCTGTTGCTTGTGCAAAAGTAATAGCCACTATTTTTCCTCTAGCGGCCAATCTCCCTTAAATGTCTCAGGCGGAAACATTTTAATGTGTCCGTTAAATTCAGACTCTAGCCAAGCATAATCGTTTATCTTAGCTAGAGTTGCATTATCATCTTTGTAAGTTTTTCCAAACCATTCACCTGCACTGGCGCCGCCTTTGGCATATTCTCCAAATGTTTTATTTCCGCCAATATGAGTCCAAACTTTTAATCTATATGCTGTTTCGTCATCTAATTGGCCTTCAATAGTTCTGCTGGCTAATTTTGCGCATTCTCTAAACGCACTACGCCACGTACTCAGTGGATCCGTGTTGAACGCCGTTATATTTGAAACTGTGGTCATTGCTTTAAACCTACTGGATATACTGGTGGTCATATCCGGTTTAGATAGATCCATAGACAATGTTAGCTCTCTGGGCAGTAGTTTAACTCCACCATACCCATATTCTAAATCGTTAATAGGATTAATGCTTTTCCAAACGTGTACAATATCTTCTTCACTGGCATCTAATTTTATATTAAATTTAAAATTTGGCAGCACTCTTGCATCGGCATCAACTACCCAAAACATGTTGGTAGATACTATTTTTGCGGCAGCTATGTGGGCTTGATGTATTCCCGTGACACCGTGTATTCTATGCACACAATTGTCTAATTTTACAATGTGTTTTAGTAAATCCAGATATCCTCTATCAGCATTTGTTTCGTTAAACGATATGAATACAATGTCGTACATTACCGCCTCCGAATAATTCTTGGAGAATTATTGTATACTGATTTAAAAAATTTGCTACCATCAGAATTTAAATCTGCAATCTCTAAACCGCACTCGTGCCTTAATGTTTCACCCAGCCCCATGATTTCATAAGATAACATTTCAGTAGTTATTTTACTGTAGGTTGTTTCCCATTTAGAGGTTAACCATTCAAAGTCTCGTACATTTGCATAATCCCAGTCAGTGCAGTTAGTAAGATAAACACCTTCTCTGGCACCGTACATACTCCATTCACCGTTTTCAACGTCGGCGCCAACATTGCACCATATTAACATTCTATCGTAATTTTGCCACCATATTGATTTTAAATCCTTAGTTTTAGCTCCTTGATCCAGTGACATTTTTACACCCTCACGGAATCCTGCTCGCCAGGCTTGGAAAGGCGTGGCGTTTGTAAAACTCTTGCTGTAGTTTTCATTAAACTGATAATATTTGTCGTCAAAACAAAACTCAACTAATCCTTTTACGTCATTGGGGTCAGAATTTTCATGTGTGCGCATACTGTTAACAAATTTACGTGTCCACATCTTTAAGCCACCATTACCATACATGAGTCCGTTGACGTGTACTTTTCCACACCAGCTAAACACATGATCGGATGTTAACCCTAATGCGTCTAAATCTATTTCAACTTCAAGGAATTTGGGATCTACAATATTGTCAGCATCCACTGTGACAAAGTATTCCGTTTCGCTTAACTTGGCGCAGGCTTTATGCGCGGCATCGCTGCCTTTGACTCCATGCACACGTTTTGCCCAAGGTACTTTGTTACACAAATCTGCATAATTTTTTTCAGCATTGGGTTCATCGTAGCTGAGGAATATGATATCTTGTTCTATAACTTTAATAAGGTTACTCATTTTATTGTTTCCATTCTCTAATACCGTAAGAGAAAAACGGATTCCTTGTAAAAATATTAATTTTTTTAATGTCCAATTCGTATTCTGATACAAACGGTATAACTGTCTTATCTTGAATTAATTGTTGTATATCGATTATTGCCTTTTGTATTAGCATATTAGGCTCGTTTGCCACAGTAATATAAAATTCTACATCTTTGTAACGTATACTGGAAATTCGATTTTCATCATATATACGCTGTCTAAATTCGTCAGTAATAATAAAAATCCATGAGGCATTAAAAGCATCCCAATGGATTGTCAGTTCAGTGGCAACATCAGGAGTATTTAAAATTTTTTCAAATAAACTATTTTTAAAAAGTATACTTTGATTTTCTTTTTGAACTAATTCAAATTCGTAATCTATACTTTTTGTTCTACAAACTACCCAATCATTAAATTTTTCAATACCGCTAACAAATCGATGATATAATTCTCTAGATACTTCTAATTTATATTCATACTCGCTACGCAATTCGTTAGAAAATGCAAGTAAATTACCAGTACTAATATCAAAATATGCATATAATTTAGTACTTGCCATTTGCTATTTCCTCTAATTCCTCTAATAAATTATCTGTTATAAAATTCTTTTCTACATAATGAAATAATTTGTCTTGAGCAATATTTCCAACTACTAGTGCACCGGCAGATGTTAAGTGGTGAGAGACCATATCTTGCCAACTGTCAGGAGTAATAGTCCACCCTTGAATAGGAGATTTCATATGTGTAAATTGTAATGGAGAATTTACGTCAATTATATCTTGAAGTCCTGCTATTTCTATAGTGATGGCGCAGGCAAGATCCATACTTAGCCAGTTTTGGTATTCGTTAGGTGCTACTCTTCCGTAACATAATTCCCAATTATTTACAACAAACTCTAAAATTTTATAAAAATTTGCTACTTCGTCGGACTTTTTAAAATAATGCAATGCATGATAAACATTGGGTAAGTTGTTTGCTATGAATGTTTTACGATGTACATTATCTACTACATTTTCTAATTTGTAATTTACAATCGTTGAACAGAACCGAATATCAAAATTGCCGCAATATTCCCACCATAATCCAATATCTTCCAATAGTAACATATCAGCATCTAAAACAATAGTTTCATAATACGGGCTTGCGTAGTACAGCTTCCATCGATTCTCAATTTTCCATTGTGTCTTAGTAGCATCATCATTCCACGGTATTGGAATAATTTTATCAAATACTGCTTTATATTTTTTTGGCACTCGATTATTTGTAACTAATGAGATGTTAGTAACATTCAACTGTGTTGATTTAATACTCAAGGCCAGTGCATAGGCTTGTTTGACGTAATCAACATTTTTGTTATTTTGAGCAAGAACTACGAATCCTTTAGACACCAGAGCCTCCGTCAATAAATCTTGAAAGACTTAGTTTGTTCATGATGTGAACATCAGTATCGGATAACGACACAGCAGTATATTCCCCTAAATGATTTTCTTTTTCAATTAAGAATTTTATTTTTCTATCTTTAATAGATATTAGTAAGTCTCTATCAGAAATATACAACATTTTTCCAGGCAACTCTTGCGCAAACATGCCTGCTGTTTTTGCGTTCATAAGATGTATGGCAATACTAAATGCAAAATCATTTCTGAATGTAGGCACTTCTATGCTATACAACGTTCTAAAATACTGCCAATTAGATTTAATATAATCAATAATATCAAAAAAAGATTTTACTTCTAATGTTTTTTCAAATATAAAAGTAGTGGCCCAGTAAAACGGTATTGAAAATTGATTTATTCTTTTAAATTCAGTATTGTCTCTCCATGATGACAAACTAACGCTATCTTTGTAAATTTGAAAATTATGATCTGAAAACAATGCATTGGATAATAACGAAGAATTAATAATGTAGTCGCTGTCAATGACCAATGTCCTTTCATACGGTGTTAGTTCGTAAACTGAATTTCTGGATAAATTCTTCCACTCTAAAAATTTTGAGGACAGGGTGCCGTCGTTGAATCTTTTTTGATTGGAAGTTGATATATTTTCTATACTAATGATTTGATCAAAGATTGTAGATTCTTTAGGATATGTTTTTAACATCCAATCTGATGAATCTGTGATAATGCTAACTGGGATATTTAAAAACGTTTGTATTTGAGTGGCGGCAAAAATTGCCAGCTTGACATAATCAACTGATGAATTGTTTTGAGCAAAAATAACCGCGCCGATGGTTTTCATAGAGCTATCAAATCATTTATTTTTCTTTTGGATTTGATAGCTAAAAATCTAGACGAATAATTTCCAATTACTTCAAAATATTGCGTTGTGATACTGTTAAAGAATTTGTTTACATCAGCTACCACAACTGGATTGTTATTATCATCTATAAATACTGCATCCACTACTCGATCCAAATCAATCATTAATTTTGTAAAATTAATTAATGCAGGTGTGATTTTAAAAGTTGAGCCGTTAGTATAGTAAATTAGTTTTTGATTAACTTCTTCGGCCAATAATCGCCTTTGATTTGAAAGCGTTGCCATATAGTTAACAACTTCAAATGCTTTTTCAATTTTTTCGTCCATAGATAACTCCGAGATAGTGTAATAATACACTATTATAATT